TTCGAGGAATGTCTTTCCATTTTTCTTATGGGATACATCCTTGCCATCACCGTTACCGTAGGTTCCACGTTTACGGTTTTCTTTATTTAATGCAGATCGTTTGGAGATCTGTAATTTAGAGCCATCGTATTTCTTTTGGTAAGATTTATAATTACCATTAGCATATTTGGCTCCGCTATGACTAGAGCTTCGTGCCATATAATCTCCGTTGTACAAGTTCAGGGTCAACAGTTGGCATAATACTAACTAGCTTATCTAGTGGGCTACCTTCAAAAGCGACACCACTAATATCATTCTTAGCTAACCAATCACAAGCTGCTTTCAGATCTTGTGTAGAAGCCTCACCCGATTTAATACGGGCAAGGAATTCCTTTGTGACAAGATTATGCAACTCATTGAACTGGTCTTCAGTTGCTTTCTTGTTTGTCATTTAGCTTTAGGTTTAGCTTTAGCTTTAGGTTTAGCTGGTGCTTTAATTTCGTAACGTGTTTCGTTAGGTTCGTGCACTAGATGTGATTCAGCACGTTCTGCTTGTGCTTGTGTTTCATATTCACCAAGTACTTTATTGGTGTATGAATCAATAATTTGATAAGTCATGAAAAGTTACTATCGAATGCTTTTTTATCTACTTTTGCTTTCTTCGGTTTTAATTGGTAACGATAAGGTTGAGGTACATCTTGTCCATCAGGCGTATACTTTTTACCTTTTTTTAATTCATCCATGTGTGTTTGGTTGGCTTTTCTAGACATGATTAATTCCTCAATACGATTTGATCTAATTTGTTTTCGATGCGTATCATATGGTCTTCCATACGTTGCACCATTACTGCTAAATCAGCTTTGGATACATAATCTTGAGCTACATTTAATTCAATAGCATCAATACGTCTGTCAAGACCACTGATACGATCATGTACGTTATTTATTCGGTTGTGTAGTCTGTTATTTAAAGCTGCTCCACCGCCTATTAATGCGATAAGAGCAGTAATGGCTGCTTCCATTTATTCAAGTGCTACAATTGGTACGATGTCATTACATAAAACTTCTACACGAGAACCAGGTCTAAAAGTAAAACCTTTTTGCATGATCTCTGTACACTTTAATGCCCTAACTAATTCATAGTCAAGACGCATTTTCTGTTCGTGTTTACGGGCAATAGCTTTACAGGTTTCAATCATCCCACCATCTAATGGTACTGATAAACTAATCTGTGCTCCCCAGTTATTACTTTTAGTATAACTTTCTCTTGCGTAAGGAACTGTGTCATTACCCATATAAAAAGGAGAAAGCTGCATGGTTGTACCATTACAGCTGTTATTACCACTAAAGTATTGTCTAGACGGTGCTCCATTATTTTGAAACTGTACCGCCTGATTGGTTACATTACCTGTAGCTGCTGCCACAGGATTTGAAGTATTTTGTACTCTAGGTTCTTCTGCGTAAGCAGGTACTACTGAGAGAAAACTGACAAGGATGTAGTAGTAGATACTTGTTTGATAGTTTCTGTTACAAGGCTGTCTTCTACCTTTCCTGCTGGTCTTGTCATAATTTCTAGTTGAAACTGCTGACCAGCATTTGTTACTGAATAAGTTGTGGAAGTATTTTTGATATCTCCACTTGGTGTTACGTTTGTTCCTGACCATGATGAATATGCACCACCATAAATATTAGTAGCAATAGTGCGATCAATATCAATAGTAGTTGTAGTGGTTGATTGCATTGAACCCTGTGTAAAATTAGGGGTTACTTGTGCTGCAGCTGGGCTAGCCAGCAATAAAAATACTAATAAGCTTTTCATTCGTCTTTCTTTTTAGGGTCTGATGATTTACTATTAGATTTATTGTTAGAAGTAGTCAAGCCAAATGTAGCCAATGCTCCTGTAAATATTGAAGCAGGGAATGTTATATCCCCACCAACACTTTTTTTGAACATAGGTAATTCAACGTAGTTCAAAGTAATGATAAAACCACTCCATACTACGACGCCTAGACGTACAAACGTACCTAGGATTTGAAGCTCGTCTTCAGAATTTTCCTTAACTTTTTCTAAGAAGTTTCTTGGCTTTCCACCGTCTTCTTTTTTGTTAACTTGCTCCATGCTTGTTTAATTATAGGTTTAAATAGCGTCACTAAATATTTAAATAGTGATTGTCCTAGTAGTGTTGCTGCAACTGATATAAATGCTGTAGTTGCAGCAGTAGTCATAATAGTAGTAGTTGGCATTGGTACTTCAATGTCAGTAAAAGGAACTCCTATTATTTGTGCCTCTGGTGGGACGTAAGGTTTAATTGGTGGAGTAGTTGATTTAGGTTCTGTTTTTTTAGTAGGCGCCTCATCTTCTGTATTTATTCCTTTTATACCTATAGGTGGTCTAAGTGTATTAGGAGGTACCACAAGAGGTTTGTATGAAGGCAAATCAGCCTGTGGTAACTCTAATATTGGTGTAGGTATATCGCTTGCTTTAGGTAGCATTAACGAAGGAAGTTTGGGCGGATCAGCCCATTCCATTATTTAGATGGGAACAAACCGTTACGAATAAATTCAACAGCTTTGTCGTCAATATCGTTATCAGTTGATTCAACAAGTTTTTCTAGCATTTCTACAATCAATGCTTTAACACGATCTGATTTAAGAAATGAAAATAGGATTGGACGGATAAGTGTAATCATAATTAAGACCAAGGTAGACCAGATGCTTTAGTAGGAACGGCTTGCTCATCAAGTTGTGTTTGAAGTGATGCTTCAATATTAGAAACAGTATTTTCATCTTCTTCGTTAAGCTTTGCCTTTACCCAACCCAAAACTGTCTCTTCTGTGAGATCAGAAAAAGGTACAAGGGTTTCTGGACGTTCAAAGCCAATTGAACCGTAAGCACCTGACTTATAAGTTTCGTCAGCAGCATTAATAGTATAATGAGCAGTAAATACATAACCGTCTGCAGTTTCGCGGTCAAGTGAAACGATGTTCCAAGTAGTAGTTGTAGCCATAATATTTTATTAGGTGGTTAAATCTATTCAGGAGCCAGCAGTAATAGCTGCATTAAGTAGTGCAAGATCTTCTGTAGTCCAATAATCTTTGGCGACCATTAGTTTAAGGTGTTCCACATTACGTGCAACTGTTGCTGTTTGCTCTGCATTACGAGAATCAAGAGCCATCAGCTCAGTAATTAGTGTGACGCTATCAAGAGCTGCGCTGTAGTTTTGTGCGATTTGTTCGGTAGTAAGAGTTTCCATAATTAACCTTTAAGTGTTTCGATTTCAGTTTGAAGTTCTTTGACCATAGCAGTCAGCTCTTGTACGGCATTAACCAGTACAGGAACAAGATGCTCACCTTTGTACTTCAGATGGTCAGCATCTTCAGTGTCAATAATGACGGGGTTGTCGCCCTCAAGGGCAAGAATATCTTGTGCTTTGAAGCCATAACGGACAGGACCATGTGGCGTTTCAGTATCACGATCTACTTTGAATTGATATGCAGTTGGCTTAAGTTGATTAACAAAGTCCAGACCATAAGGCACTGGAGCAAAGTTCATCTTATCTCGTTCGTCAGATACAACAGTCCATGATACTTGAACGTAAGCGTTTGTAATGCCTGCTGATCCAGCAACAAAGCGATTATCTTGTGTTGTGACAGTAAAAACAGGGGCCCAACTTCCGTTAATATTAGCACCACCAATTTCTGTATTTCCTCTACCTGTTGTAAGGCTAGCAAGCGCACCGTGACCAATGCCTGTATTTCCTTTACCTATTCCGGTGCAAGCATACAGAGCACCTTGACCCACCCCAGTATTAGCGTGTCCAGTGGTATTGCTGTAAAGTGCATGTTGTCCAACTGCTGCGTTGTTGTATCCAGTGGTGTTGGATTTGAGAGCTTGGGATCCGACAGCTGTGTTGCTAGCACCAGTGGTGTTATCTTCTAATGTTTTACTACCAAAGGCTGTGTTTTCGGAAGCGGTAGTATTATTCTTAAGTGCTTCATAACCACTTGCTGTGTTGTTAGAACCAGTGGTGGTACTATAGAGCGCTGTTAATCCGGTAGCTGTGTTATAATTACCAGTAGTGTTGTAATAGAGAGCAGAGGAACCACAAGCTACGTTGCTAGAACCAGTGGTATTACTATGCAGAGCCGAGAATCCGGTAGCTGTGTTGAAATTTGCAGTGGTGTTGGAATAAAGAGCCCATTGACCGACAGCTGTGTTCACTGAACCAGTAGTATTGGCTTTGAGAGTATCCCATCCGATAGCTACGTTGCTATCACCAGTTGTGGTGGAATACATAGCTCTCATTCCGATAGCCGTGTTTGCCTCCCCATCAGTGTTGGAATAGAGAGCTTGGTATCCGTTAGCTACGTTGTCCTTACCAGTGGTATTTTCTTTGAGAGCATAGTTTCCGACAGCTGTGTTGCTAGCGCCAGTGGTATTGGACTTGAGAGCACTAAGCCCACTGGCTACGTTGTCACTACCAGTTGTGTTGTAGTACAGAGCATGTTTTCCGGTAGCGGTGTTGTCAGTTCCAGTGGTGTTGCTATAGAGAGAGTGAGGTCCGGTAGCTGTGTTGGAACTGCCAGTGGTGTTGGAATAAATAGAGCGGTAACCGTTCGCTACGTTGTGAGTACCAGTTGTATTATAATAGAGAGACCCGGCCCCGTAAGCTGTGTTGTAACCACCAGTCGTGTTTGAGTATAAAGAGGTATACCCAAAAGCTACCTGTTCATTACCAGTGGTGTTTGAATAGAGAGCTTTGTATCCGGTAGCTGTGTTGTCACCACCAGTGGTGTTGTCACGGAGAGATTGATATCCGGTAGCTGTGTTGAAATTTGCAGTGGTGTTGGAATAAAGAGCATCTCTGCCAATAGCACTATTGCTATTACCAGTTGTGTTGGTTTTGAGAGAATTAAGTCCGACAGACGTATTTTTTGTGCCAGTAGTGTTCGACTCTAAGGCATTATTACCAATGGCAACATTAGAAACCCCAGTGGTGTTTGCAGCTAGAGCATCACTACCAACCGCCGTATTAGTTGAAACAGCACTTCCACCAAGGCCAACTGTTATACCTTGAATGGTAGTTTTACCCGTGCTGTCGATTTGCATGCGCTCCGTCGGGGCAGACGCACCATCCGCAGTAGTGGAGAACACTAGGCGGCCTGGATAATCATTTGCTCCAGAATCAGCATCTGCGTAACATTCAATACCAGCATAACTAGCACCCGTATTGTCCCCAAAATTGATAAGACCTATCTGGTTATTAGCACCGAATGCTGCTTGTCCCCTTTGCAAGGAAATATGACCGGCTCCTTGGGGTGTGTTTGGATACCCTTGAATAACAAGATTTGAATATTGCCCGTTTCCAGCCGTAGGAGTAGTAGACGTGCCCACCAACACCCTGCCCGAGCTATCGACTCGTAGCGCCTCGGAGGAGTTCACATAAAAAGTTAAATTGTTACTGCTGTGATGATACTGAATAATCCCCTTTGTTTCATTAGCCCCAGTTCCATCAGAGAAGTTGATTGATCCAGCATCACTTGTACCAGAAACAATGGTCATTCCATTATCGCCAGAAGTAGTGCCAATAACTAAATTATCTGCATAAGATACTGCGTTGTCTGAAGTCGTCGTACCAATCAACAGCCTACCCGAGCTGTCGACTCGTAGCGCCTCGCCGCCTTCTGTAGTGACAACAAAATGACCATCACTACCAGCGTCAATTACTTCCGCACTGGTATTGCCTTCAGAAATGCTGTCTGTACTACCTGTAGCTGGAGTAGCCCACGTAAGCGTACCAGATCCATTAGTAGTTAATGATTGACCATTAGAACCAGCATCATTAGGTAGTGTTAATGTATAAGTAGCAGCTGCACTATGTGGTGGTCCTTTAATCTTGACACCATGAGAATTATTCTCACAATTAAGAGTAATTTGACCTGAACCGTTTGTAGAGTCTCCAGTTACTACTGGAATATTTTTTGTTAGATAACGTGTTTCGGAATCATTAGCAAAATAACTCATAAACACCCAAGTGGTGCTAGAAGTTTGATATCTAAGTCTTACTGTCAAGCCACTAGCACCTACAAAGCCACTAGGAAGTCCTGAGAGTGGGCTAAATGATTGAATACCTGTACTATCACCAATCTCAATGTAATCATTGTTAGAAGGGCTTCCAGGTATCGCTGCTACGTTAGCAATAAGCGTGAATAAGACAGCACTAGATACAGCTGCACTAGCTGCATTAGCAACAGAAACGGCATTAGTGGCATTTGTATTAGCAGTATTAGCTGTAGTTACAGCACTACCTGCAGTTGTATTAGCTGTGTTAGCAGTAGTAACTGCACTGTTTGCTGTTGTTTGAGCTGCTGCTGCCGCTGTTGTAGCTGCATTAGCAGTTGTGACTGCATTACCTGCTGTTGTATTAGCCGTAGTGGCAGAACTAACAGCACTGTTAGCCGTACTAACTGCAGTATTTGCTGTAGTTACAGCAGTACCGGCAGTAGTATTTGCCGTGTTAGCCGTTGTAACCGCGCTAGCTGCATTAGTAGACGCTGTATTAGCGGTAGCACTGGCAGCATTAGCTGTTGTTACAGCAGCACTAGCGTTGGTATTAGCTGTGTTAGCCGTAGCAGTGGATGCATTGGCTGTCGTAACAGCACTATTAGCCGTAGTAACAGCACTGTTGGCTGTCGTTACGGCACTATTAGCTGTAGTTACTGCACCATCAGCTGTTGCCTTAGCAGCGTTTGCCGTAGTATCAGAAATACCTACATCAGTTTCTGATTCTTGCGTAACATATAAACTTTGAGTAAAGTTTTGGTTTAGATCTTCTGCTTTAATAGCCGAACCAGGGAAGAAAGTAGAGCTAAGAGTATCAATAGCTGTATCCCTAAAGATACGGATAGCTACATTATTAGCGGGTGCTGATGTAAATGAAAGCGTTGTAGCATTTGCAAATGTAAATGCAGTTGTAGCAACAGTATCAAGTGTTACCTTAACATCAGATTGTTTTAAATATTCAAATGTAAATGAATAGTTCGTTGTCGAACCATTCCCTGTATATGTATTTTGTGTAGTTGCCATTAGTAACGAATGTTAAGGGTTGAATCAATTCCAGGCATTAAACCTTGTTCAGCTCTTTGATCAGTCATTTGTTTCTCCATAATACGTTGTTCAATAGAAAGACGTACTGGTGATTCCAATTCACCGAAAGCTAATTCTTCAGCATTTTTTAGTGCTGTATCCAGCATCATATGGATCTGATCGTATTTACCAATAGGTACTTGATCAGATTTTATACCATTTCTTCGTGCTTCTTGTAGTTCATTGATAGTATTACGCGCATCAGCTGTACGCATAATTTTTTTTATTTCATCCTTAAAATAACCTCTTTTACCCATTAGGCTACTTAATTCTGCACGTTCTGTATTTAGTAAGTCAACACCATTACGTTTCTTAAATGCACTAGATACATCATATTCAATATCATAGAGGAATTTTTCTTCTTTAGACATTGCAGGATGTATTTTAAGTGGTGAGTAAGAATTATAAATGCGTTGTAGCATTGTATATTTATTAGGTGCTTCACCTGTTACAGGACTGATTACAGTAGGTAATCTGTT